GTCCCGCTCCACCCCGACCGCACCACCGTCGAAGTCTTGCCCAACGGCCTGCCGCGCTACCGCACGCAAGATGCCAATGGTCGCGAGCGCGTGCTCGTCTTCGGCGAAATCATTCATCTGCAAGGTTTCAGCGTGGATGGCTGGGAGGGACTGAACCCCATCCGCGAGCAGCGCGAGGCTATCGGCGCTGCTATCGCCGCGCGCGACTACGGCTCGCGCTACTTCGGCAACAGCGCCCGCCCGCCCACCTGGATCGAAGCGCCGCAGAAGTTCAAGGACGATGTTGCTCGCCGCCAGTGGGTGCAGGACTTCAAGGCCGCCTACGGTGGCAAGAACACCGGCACTACGCCCGTGCTCGAAAACGGCATGAAGCTGCACGCCCTCGGCGTCAACAACACCGACGCCGAGTGGCTCGGCTTCGTCAACGCCAGCGCGATGGACATCGCCGGCATCTTCCGCGTGCCGCCGCACAAGATCGGCATCCTGTCGGAAGCCAAGTGGGCCAACATTGAGCACCAGCAGATCGATTGGGTCACCGACACCGTCCTGCCCTGGTGCCGCCGCTGGGAAGCCACCCTCCAGCGCGACCTCTGGTTCGGAGAAGGCTACTTCGCCGAGCACCTCATCGACATGCTGCTGCGCGGCGACACACGCAGCCGCTACGAGGCCTACGGCAAAGGCATTCAGGACGGCTGGCTCCTGCGCAACGAAGCTCGCGAGAAGGAGAACCTGAACCCCATCGACGGCCTCGACGAGCCGCTTGAGCCCATGAACATGGCCCCCGCCGGCAGCCGCCGTGCCGCGCAAGAGCGAGGCGAGTCGCCGCAGAGCAATGCCGCCGCACAGCCGCCCGCACTCGACGCGCGAAGCCTCGCCATTCAGACGGCAGCCGCCGAGCGCATCGCGCGCAAGGAAGCCGCTGCGCTGCAGAAAGCCATGCGCGCCGCAGACGTGCCCGCTGCGATCGACGCCAGTTTCGGCGAGCCGCATGCCCGCTTCGTCGGCGAAGTGCTTGTGCTCGACGCCGAGCGCGCCGCGGCCGACGCGCGTGCCGCAGCCGAGACGGCCAAGCAGATGCACGGCGCTGGCCAGCTTGCCGCCGCCACGGTCGAAGACTGGATGCATATGCGCGTGCCGCAACTGCTCAAGCTCGGCACCGAGCCCGACAAGCCGGTCACCGCGCGCGAGATGCTGGGCTTGGTGCGCGCCGTCGCGCAGCGCAACGTGCAGCTCGAAGTCAAGCAAGGCCCCGTCAGCTTCACCGCCGGCGATGTCATCGTGCCCGAGCGCGAGCTGAAGGTGCAGGTTGATGCCCCGATCACCGTCGAGTCGCCCGATGTCACCGTGCACCAGGGCGACGTGCACGTCGCAGCGCCTGACGTGCGGGTCGAAGCGCCCATCACCGTTGAAGCCAAGGCCGCCGCACCCGAAGGCGTGATGCAAATGCAGATCGTCTCCATGCCCGAGCGCGTGACGCAATCCACCATCGAGCGCGATCCGCGAGGCCAGATCGTGACCTCGCACCAGACTGAAAAGGACGCCTGACTCATGAGTATGTCCAACGCCGCCGAGACGGCATTGCTGAACCTGCTGTTCCTCAATACCGACTGGGCCAACATCGGCGATGCGGGCGGCCTGCAAAACAGCGCCACCGCAGGGGACTTTCACGTCCGTCTGCACACCGCTGATCCCGGCGAGGCTGGCGCTGGCGACACCAGCGAAGTGTCGTACACCGGTTACGCGCCCGTGGCCGTGCCGCGATCTGGCGTCGGCTGGACGGTCAGCGGCCCCACCGTCCAGAACGCAGCAACCATCCAGTTCGGCGAATGCACTGCCGGCAGCGCCACCGCCACGCACTTCAGCGTCTGCTCAGGCAGCGGCGCCGGCGCGCAAATCATCGTCAGCGGCGCGCTCACTGCCGCGCGCTCCATCAGCGCCGGCATCACTCCGCTGTTCAATCCTGGTCAACTCACGGCCACGGTGGACTGATGATCCGCTCGCCGCGTGACGTATCCAGTGCCTTCGATGAAGGCCGCGTGCACCGCCAGCGCTTCTTGAAGAACGCCGGCTCTGCTGGCGACAACCACTGGCAGGACTGGTCGTATGCCTCCGGCCAGCCCGCGTATGACGCGCGCATCGGCGACGCACTCACGCTCACGCCCATCGTCGCGGCGGCCAACGACGCGATCTTCTTTCCGCCTGTGGCCGCGCCGCAGACGCGCCATCTCTGCGGCCTGAGCGTGTACGTCACCGCCGGCGGCACCGGCCAGCTCGCGGTCGAGTTCGAGATGTACGACCTGCTGGCCGTGTATCCGCTGATCGACGGCGACAACACAGACCCGCAGGCGATGGACAACGCGCTGCCCCTGCCGCGCTACGCGGATGGCATGGGCGTGCGCGCCGTGCTCGTCAATCACATCGCCCCCGCGCTCGCCGCCGGCAGCCCGATCGTCATCGATTACACCGACGCAGTAGGCACCGCGCGCAGCCTCACCGTGTACAGCGCCGTCTTCGGGGCTGGCAAGGCGTCTTTCTCGATGCAGACCACCGGCGCGTCCACGGGCGCGCTGTACCTGCCCACTGACGGCCCCGGCGTGCGCAGCATCGAGACGATCACTTTCACCACCGCCCCCGGCGGCCTGTGGGCGGTGTACATGGTCAAGCCCATGGCTCGCGTCAACTGGCGAGGTGGCCTGGCCGGCGTCACGCAGACCGTCTTCTCCGAGCGCGACCTGTGCGCAGTCGATTCCTTCAACCTGCCGCGCGTGCTCGACGGTGCGCACCTCGGGTTCTTCTACATGCCCAACGGCAGCGCCCGCACTGTGGCGATGTTTGGTCAGGCGACCTTCATCTGGGGATAGAGCCGCATGCTCACTTCGCTCAACGCCATCGTCAACGCACTGGCCGCCGGGCAGCGCTGGCGCACCGACTTCAACAAGATTACCGGCGGCTCTGCCTACACCGCTGGCCGTGCCTACGACATGAGCGCCCTAACAGGCCATCCCGTGGCCAATGCCTGGGCCGGCACCGCACTGAACTTCATCGAGTGCGACGAGGCCGCCGGCAACGGCACGCAGATCTTCGGCATCCGCCACGGCGGCGACGTCACGCCCGACGTGAAGCATGTGCTGAACATGGGCGCCATCGCCACGGCGGCCACCGGCATCCCGAGCACCCTGCTGCTGGTGGACATCGAGGGCTATTGGCCAGGCATCTCCAACAACACAACGGCTACGCAAACGCTTGTTGGCACGCCGTCGCTGCGCGCCACCAACGGGCAGGGGCTTCGGCTGTACTGGGTGCAGACTACGGCCGCCGGCGCTACAGCGCAGAACTTCGCGCTCAGCTACACAGATCAGGCTGGCAACACTGGCAACACCCTGCCGGTCACGGTGGCCATGACGGCCTCGGCTATCGTCGGCCACATCAGCCACTCGGGCGTCGCAGCCAACAACTACACGCCCTTCCTGCCGCTCGCATCGGGCGACTACGGCGTTCGCAATGTCGCGTCCGTCCAATTCAGCGCAGCCAACACCGGCACCGGCGCGCTCGTGCTCGCCAAGCCGATCATCGAGATTCCGCTGGGCGTCGTTTCGCTGTACCACAACAAGGACATGCTCTCCCAAGTGCCCAGCCTGCCAGTCATCCCCGACGGCGCGTGCCTGGCCTTCATCCTCATAGCCGGTGGCGCCGTGGCGGCCTCCACCACCTTCGCCGGCCACCTCGAGATGGTGTGGGACTGATGGCGCTCTGGCCCAACAACCGGCGCGATCTGCTGGGACTGTTTCCGACCAATCATGTCGGGCTCGCCGGCCAAGCGCAGCAGCCCATTGTTCGGCGCCAAAGGCAAGTTGCGCTGTTTGCCAACGCGCAGCTCAGCGACACCTCAAGCATTCCCGAGGGCGCATTCGGCGGGCGCGCGTGCGTCCTTGCGCCCCTCGTCGCCGGCGGCATGGCCGCGGCCAACGACGCCGACGACATCCGCCTTGACGGCGCCGCGAACGTGCTGTCGGGCGGCCCCATGTCCGGCGCGGCAGCCGTGTCCATCACCGCCTCGGGTTCGGCCGCGCTCATCGTCGGCCTGTCTGGCGATGCCACCATCGTGCTGCAAGGCAATGACGCGCTGCTGTCGCTCACCATTGGCCTGGATGGCGCCGCCGCGTTCAGTTTCACGGGCAATGCCTCCAACCTCGGCCTCATCGTGCCATTCGGCGGCGCGGCTTCGATCAGTCTCACCGGCACCGCAGACCTGCGCGGCCTGCTATCGCTGTCCGGCGCCTCCACGCCCTACGCCGAGCTCAGCCCGCAGAATCTGGCCGTCGCCGTCTGGGAGCGCATCATTGAGGCAGGCTTCACGGCAGAGCAGATCCTGCGCCTCATTGCCGCGCATGCCGCCGGCGCCGCCACCGGCCTGGAGGGCAGCAACCCACAGTTCACCGGACTGGACGGCACCACGGTGCGCATCGACGGCACCTACAGCTCCGGCACGAGGACGATCGATGCGCTCGACGGGGACTGACGCATGGCCACGCAGGGCCGGTGGCTGGGCGATTGGCCGGGTGCTTGGTGGGGCAGCAGCGACAGCAGCGACCCCGGCTCGCTCAGCGGCCACGCCAGCATCAGCATCAGCGCGTCCGGCAACCTGCAAACGATCGGTTCGCCCGTACCGGAGCTTCCTTTCCCTGGCTACGGCACCTTCATCCCGCCCAAGCGCCGACGCGTCGTTGAAGAAGACGAGGCGCTGTTGTTGATGGAACTCATCTGAGAGCCGCCACCATGATCCACCTGCTTGACGCTATCTACTCGCGCCCGTGGGCGCTGCATCCGATCACCATGGCGCTCATCCTCCAAGTGGCGGAGCGCTGGGCCAGCGGCGTGCGCCTGTCGGCCGAGGAGGTGCAAGCCGCCGTCGGCGACGCGCCGCAAACCAACGCTGCGCGCGCGCAGGCCGCCGCGGCTGCCAGCGGCGGCGGCAGCGTGGCCGTGATCCCGGCCTACGGCATCCTCACGGCGCGTCAGTACGCGGTGGAGAACAGCAGCTCGCCGCTCACCAGCAGCGAGCGCCTTGGCATGCGCGTATCGGCCGCCGCAGCCGATCCAGAGATCGGCGCCATCGTCATCGACTTGGATACCCCGGGCGGCGATGCCATGGGTGTCAGCGAGGCCAGCGCGCGCATCACCGCAGCTGCGCAGATCAAGCCCGTCATCGGCGTCGTGAACAGCCAGGCGGCCAGCGGCGGCTACTGGCTGGCCAGCCAGTGCAGCGAGCTCGTGATGGCGCCCGACAGCATGGTGGGCAGCATCGGCGTGCGCATGGCTCACGTCGATGCCAGCAAGTACTACGAGTCCAAGGGCCTGCGCATCACGCACATCCACTCCGGCAAGTACAAGGTGGAGGGCGCAGACACCGGCCCGCTCAGCGACGAGACGCGCAGCTACTTGCAAGCCCTGTCCGATGAGCTCTACGCCAGCTTCACCAAGGCCGTCGCCAAGGGCCGCAACCTGCCGCTTGACACCGTGCGCGGCGCTGCCTTCGGCGAGGGCCGCATGCTGCTGGCCAAGGACGCCGTGGCTGCCGGCATGGCCGACCGCATCGACACGCTCGAAAACACCATCGCGCGATACGCCAAGAAGCGCAACCAGAAGGGCATGAGCAGCAACGCCCGCGCCCGCGCCCTGGCGATCGCCGCACCCATACCCGCGGGGCCTGACAGAGCCCTTGCACAGCAGCTGTCCGAAGACGGCGCGCTGGGCGGCCCCACGGCCGCGTCTGTCGCATCAACCACCGCAAAGGAACTCTCACCATGAACAAGCGACTCCAAGCGCTCTTGCAGCGCCGCGCGGCGGCTGTGGCCGCGATGAACAAGATCCACACCGACGCCGGCGACGCCGCGCTCACCGCCGAGCAGCAAGCCGCGTTCGACGCCTCGCAGGCCGAAGTGGCTGCGCTCGACGGCGACATTGCCCGCGTCAAGGCCGCCATCGAAGCCGAGCGCGGCAGCGCGCTGGCGCTGCCCGCGAACGCCCGCCTTGAAGCCGGCCGCGACCTGCGCGCCGACGATCCCACGCACGGCTTCGCCAGCATGGCCGAGTTCGTGCGCGCCGCGCACGCGCAGCAGATCCGCGGCCAGGACGACGAGCGCCTGCGGTTCGGCGCCGCCGCCACTACCTACGCCAACGAAGGCAGTCTGGCGGACGGCGGCTTCCTCGTGCCGCCCGAGTACTCGCGCGAGGTCTGGCAGCACTCCCTTGAGGAAGACGCCTTCCTGCCCATGTGCGACGGCCAGTCCATCGCCGGCAACACCATGTCCTACCCGAAGGATGAGACGACGCCCTGGGGCACCGACGGCGTGCGCGCCTACTGGGAGAACGAGGCCGCCGCGGCCACGCAGACCAAGCCCAAGGGCGAAGTCAACACCCTGCGCCTGAAGAAGCTGGTGGCCCTGATCCCGGTGACCGATGAGCTGCAGGCCGATGGCGTGGCCGTGGGCAGCTACATCGCCGGCAAGGCCAGTCAGTCGATCCGCTGGAAGACCAACCTGGCCCTGTTCAGCGGCAGCGGTGTCGGCCAGCCCGAGGGCATCTTCGGCTCCGCCGCGCGCATCGATGTCGCCAAGGAATCCGGCCAAGCCGCCGACACGGTGGTCGCCGCCAACATCGCCAAGATGTTTGCACGCCAGATCCGCAAGAGCGGCGCGGTCTGGATGATCAATCCGGATGTGCTTCCTCAGCTTGTCGTGATGACGCTGGGCGATCAACCTATCTGGACGGCGCCGAACAGCGGCATGGCCGATGCGCCGCTGGGCCGCTTGCTGGGCCTGCCCATCATCGAGTCCGATGTGATGGACACGGTAGGCGACGTTGGCGACATCGGTCTCGTCAACTGGAAATACCAGCGCGCCATCCAGAAGGCCGGCGGCATCGAGACTGCATCGTCCATGCATCTGTACTTCGACCAGAACATGAACGCATGGCGCTTCACGTTCCGCGTCGATGCCAAGCCGGTGCTGACCCAGGCCGTCACGCCGCCCAACAGCAGCAACACCCGCTCGCCATTTGTCTTCCTGGCCGAGCGCGCCTAACCCATCACTGAAAGGACACAGCATCATGATGCTCAATGCCAAGCCTTCCGAGCTGGTCGGCATCGTCGGCAACATCGACCCCGACGCCTATGCCGCCAGCACCGTTACCACCGACTGGATCGCCGCCAAGGACTACCAGGCCTTCGCGGCCCTCGTCCTGGCCGGCGACCTTGGCGCCGGCGCCACGCTCGATGCCAAGCTCGAGCAGGCGCAAAACGCCAGCGGCACCGGTGCCAAGGACATCACCGGCAAGGCCATCACCCAGCTCACGCAAGCCGGCACCGACAGCAACAAGCAGGTTGTGATCAACCTGCGCCCCGAAGAGCTCGATGTCGACAACGCCTTCACGCACTTCCGCCTGGCGATGACGGTGGCCACCGCCACCAGCGATTGCGGCGGCATCGTGCTCGGCGTGCTCCCCGCGCGTGGCCCCGCCACCGGCGTGGACGCCGCCACGGTGGACGAGGTCGTCGGCTGAACCTGAACGCAGTTGTCTCCTCCGAGGATGCAAGTCCTCTTCCACGCCCCGCCCGGCATTCCGTCAGCGGGGCGTGATCTTTCAACGGGAGCGCATTCAATGCCCTTCATCAAGTTCACTCAGGACCGAACCACCGTCGAGGCCGAGCCGCAGGTGTTCAAGGCCGGTCAGGTGTACGAGCTGCCCGAGGCCTCGTGCGAGCGGTGGGTGCGCCGCGGCGCGGCCGAGCACTGCAACGAGCGCGTTGCTGTGAGCACGCTGCTGGGTCCCGAGCCGCTCGTCGCGCAAGCGCCTTCGGAGGCCACCGCCCGCCGCGGCAAGAAGTCTTCTGCTCTCGCCGGCCCCAACGGCTGACCCCTCATGCAACTGCACGGCTTCAGCCTTGTCACGCCGCCAGCGACGGACCTCGTCGTCACGTTGGCCGAGACCAAGCTCGCGCTGCGCGTCGACGGCACCGACCTCGACGCCGAGCTGACGCGCCTGATCCGCAGCGCCACGCGCCAGGCCGAAACCGAGATGCGCCGCGCGCTGCTCACGCAGACTTGGCAGCTCACGCTTGATGGGTTCCCCGCATGCGGCGCGATCCAGCTTCCTTTCGGCTGCACCAGCGTCACCAGCGTCCAGTACGTCGACGAAGCAGGCGCTACGCAAACACTCGCCGGCACGTCCTACCACGTCGATGTCACGCGCGCTCCCGGCCGCCTCGTGCGCGCAGACAGCGTCACTTGGCCGACTATCGATGTGCGCCCCAACGCCGTCACCGTCACCATCGTCTGCGGCTTCGGTGCCGTGGCCGACGTGCCCGCAGAAGTCAAGGACTGGATCCTTGCTCACGTCGGCGCGCGCCTGCGCAACCCAGAAGCCTACATTGTCGGCACCTCAGCCACGCCCATGCCCGGCCGCTTCATTGACGCGCTGCTCGACGGCTGGCGCCTGATCACTGTATGAGCGTCAACGCCGGCCGCCTCGATCAGCGCATCACGCTGCAGGAGCCCGTGCAAACGCGGCAGCCATCGGGCGAGGTGATCAAGTCGTGGGCCGACGTGGCCACCGTCTGGGCCAGCGCCGACCCCAAACGCGGTGCGGAGTACTTCGCCGCGCTGCAGATGCAGGCCGAGGGCCCCGTGATGTTCCGCATCCGCTGGCGCTCCGGCGTGCTGTCCACCTGGCGCGTTGTCTGGCGCGGCGCCAACTACGACATCGCCAGCCCGCCGGTCGATGCCTACGGCATGAAAGAATCGCTCGACCTGTACTGCGTCACCGGGGTGCGCGATGGCCGGTGAACTGATCCGCCTGACCGCAAGCACGATCGCCGTCAAGAAGGCCCTGCGCGAGCTGCCCAAACAGTTGCGCCGCCGCGCGCTGCGCAACAGCTTGGCGGCGGCCGGCCGCGTCTTCCGCGACGAAGCGCGCCGCCGCGCGCCCGTGCTCAAGGTCTCCACCTACGCCGGCCGCTCGGCACTGCAGCGGGGCATCCGCGCCATCGGCACGCTGCGCCGCGCCATCAGCGTGCGCACCAGCAAGCGCGACACGCGCAACGGTGACGTGGGCGTATTCGTCAACGTGCGCCCGCTCAAGGGCGGCAGCGCGCGCAACCCCAAGGACCCGTTCTACTGGCGTTGGCAGGAGTTCGGCTGGCAGCCCGCCACCGGCCCGCGCCGCGGCGGCAGCCGCGCCGTGCGCCGCGCAGACGCCCGCCCCGGCACCGGCGCTCGCAAGCCCGGCGCCTTCTTCCTGCGCGGCGCCACCGGCAAGTCCTCCGAGGCCCTGCGCGCCTTCGAACAAACCTTCGCGCCGCAGGTGCAGCGCTTCCAGCAGGGGCTGCGGTGAGCGTCGAGAGCGACTTCGTCGCCAGCATGCTCTCGCACGCGCCTCTGGCCGCGCTCATCGGCGACCGCCTCGTGCCCGACAAGGTCGAGCAGGGTGCGCCGCGGCCGTACATCGTGTACGTCGTCGAACGCGAGCCCGAGTACCTGCTGGACAGCGCGCTTGCCACCACGCGCTACCGCTTCCGAGTGCAGTGCTGGGGTGACACGCGCACTCAGTGCGAGCAGGTGGCCGACGAGCTCGAGGCAGCCATGCAGGCCAGCACCATGGAAGAAGGCGGCCTGCTCACCGAGACACGCGACACCATCGCCGAACACAATCTTGATCTTGAAGGCACGGAGATCGCCTTCGACTTCTGGCAGGACGCATAGTGCCCCCCCAACCCACCGGCCACGGCCGGTTGTTTCTTCTCCTGAAAGGAAAACCTCATGGCAACTTACATCAAGGGCCGCGGCATTCGAGTGGAAGTCGCCACGGCTTTGGCTGCGGCTGTCACCGATGCCAGTGACATCACCCAAGCCAATCCGGGCGTTGTCACACGCGCCGGGCATAACTTGGCCAACAACGCTGTCGGGTACTGGGATACCATGGTTGGCATGGAGCAAATCGAAGACCAGGCGTTCCGTGTCAAGAATCAGACCGCCAACACCTTCGAGATGCAGGGTCTGAACACCAGTTTGATGACTGACTTCACGTCCGGCTCGTACTACATCGGCACCACGTGGGCCACCATCGCCGAGTCCACCGCGTTCAACGTGCCCGACGCAGCGACCGAGGATCTCGACGCGACGACCCTCCTCGACGTCATCGACGTGATCGAGGCCGGCAACCTGGCCGCGCAGCCCATCACCATTCCGGCGCTGGCGCGCGAAGTGCCCTCTGCCGGTATGACCTACATCGAAGAGTCGGCACGCATTGCGCGCAAGGTGCTGCTTCGCATCACGCTGCAAAGCGGCGGCGTGCGCGTGTACTACGGCACCCCGTCGGCGCCCGGCGAAGACGTGCAGGCCAAGCAGCTCGGCCGTGGCGCGTTCTCGGTCAAGGGTCGCGGCCTGTACCTCAAGCTGCCGGCATGAGCGACGTTGCCGCCCTGCTGCGCCAGATGCGCGAGCAGCGGCAGTTCTTCGTGCAGTTGGAAAACGGCAAGCGCGTTTTCCTGCTGCGCCCGCAAGAAGCTGCCGAGATGCACCACGTCATCAACGGCGTGTCGGTCGATGCCATCGTGCGCTTCACCGTCAACTGGGAAGGCTTCACCGAGGCCGACCTCTTGCGAGGAGGCGCCAGCGATGCGGTGGACTACCACGCGGATCTGTGGCGCGAACTCGTGGGCGATCGGCGCGATTGGGCCAGCAAGATCGCCGACGAGATGGTTGCGCAGATCGAGCGTCGCGCAGCGCAGCGCAAGGCAGACTCGGGAAACTGATTGCCCACCTCGACGCGCAGCACGAGAAGTGGGCCATCGACGAGCCGCAGTGCGCGAGCGCGCGCAACGCCATCGCTGCATGGAATCTGCTGTCCAACGGCATGGGCGGCATAGACTGGCACGGCCTGCCCCTGGTGGTTGCGCGCCTGGGCATCGCCGACGTGGAGGCGCTGATTGACGACCTGGGCGCCATCAAGACCTGGCAGCCGCCGGGCAAGCGCAAGGACCCCGAGGCTGAAGATGATGAACAACTGGAGCAGTAGCCGATGGCTCTAGCCACGCTGTCCATCGACATCCGCGCCGAGTTCGCCAAGTTCGAGGCGGACCTGAACCGCGCTGCCGGCTCGGTGGAGCGCGCGGCGGCCCGCATGGGCCGTGGCTTCACGGGCGTCGGCGCCGTCTTCACCGGCTCGCTGCTGGCCAATGCCGCCTCGCAACTGGCGAGCAGTGTCATCGGCATCGTGCCTTCGCTCGTCAAAGGCGCGGCGGCGTTGCAAGACCTCGAGGAAAAGACGGGTGCCAGCGCCGAGGCCCTGTCCGCGCTCATCACGCCGGCCGATGTTGCGGGCATCAGCGTCGATCAGCTCGCCGGCTTCATGGTCCGGCTTACAGGCACGCTGAGCAAGACCAGCGAGGAGAGCAAGGGCGCGGGTGCAGCGCTGAAGCTCCTGGGCCTGAATCTTGAGGAGTTCCGCGCGCTCAAGCCCGAAGAGCAGTTCGGCACGCTTGCCGAGCGGCTGGCGCAAGTCAGCAACGGCGCCGACCGCACGGCCGTGGCCCTCGCGCTGCTCGGCAGGGGCGGTGCCGACGCGCTGCCGTTCTTGAAGGAACTGGCGCAGAGCGGCGTCACGCAGAACCGCCTCACGGCCGAGCAGATCCGCCTGGCCGACGAGCTGACCGACCGTAACGCCAAGCTGCGCAGCGAGCTGCGCCAGGCCGCGCAGGTGGCCGCACTACAGGCGCTGCCGGCGTTCAACGCGCTGACCGAGGAACTGGTCAAGGCGATCCAGAAGCTCACGGGCATCGACTCGGCGGCCACGCAGCTTGCAGCGAACAACGGCATCCGCGCCTTCGCGCAGAGCGCGGCCGAAGGCCTGGCAGTGCTGGCTGATGCGGCGGTATTCTCCGGCCGCGCCATCGGCACCGTGGTGGCGGGCGTGAAGAGCGCCGACGCCAACCTCAAGCTCGGCAAGCTGGCGCTCGACAATCCCAAAGCAGTAGCCGAGTTCGTCGCCAGCGGCACCGGCCCGCTCAAGGAAGCGCTGGACGCGCGCAACGCCGCCGTCGCCGATGCCAACAAGCGCCTGATCGGCCTGCTGCAAGGTGACGACTTTGCCCTCAGCCGCGGCCTGCGCGAGCGCTTCGCTGCCGAGAAGCTCGGCGAGCAGGCCGGGCTGAACGACATCTCGAAGTTCGCCGCGCCGCGCCCGCAGCCCGGCCCGCGCTTCCGGCCCATCGCCTCCGACAAGGAGGCCAACAAGGCCCTGCGCGAAGCCGAGCAGGAGCGCAAGGCCATCCTCGACCGGCAGATCAAGGCGCTCGATGCCGCCCTCGGCCTTGAGCGCGATCAACTGCAGTTCCACGAGGACTACCTCGAGCGCGTGTACCAGGACGGCGCGCTCAGCGTGGCCGAGTTCTACAACGAGCGCCGGCAGATCGAGACGCGCGGCCTGCAGCAGCAGCTCGACACATTCAAGGCCGAGGAGGAGGCGCTGCGCGCGTTCCTGGCCCGCACCACCGATCCGAGCGAGCGCATCAAGACCGAGGAGCGCATCGACGAGGTGCGCGCCAAGTCCGCGCGCGCGCTGGAGCAGTACAGCCGGCAATCGGTGCTCGGCTTCAACGACCAGGCGCGCGCCACGCAGCAGGCCACCGAGCGCCTGCGCGAGTTCCAGGCTCAGACGCTCGAGCTGCAGGGCGATGCCGGCGGCGCTGCTCGAATCCGCGCCGAGCTGGCGATCGAGCAGGCACGCCGCAGCGCGCGCAGCGTCGGCATTTCCGAAGACGACATCCGCTCCTTCGAGCGCGCGCAACAGGCTGCCGTGGCGTTCGGAGACGCACAGCGCGGCGTGCAGGG